TTAAATAAAACTGTCGTCGTCATTGCTGTAGTCGTCATCTACATCGTCGTTCTGCCAGACGTCGTTATTACTGCCGAACGAATCGTTCTGGTTGAGGAAACGGGTGTCAGAGACGTTATTAACATCGCCGTATTGATTACCGACAAACGGTTCACCACCGACGGGCATTGTCGGCTCTTCGATGATGTTCACGATCTCTTCCGGCCGCGACTGATGGAACATGCTGGTAAGCATCTCAGCAAGCGCGATGCCACCGGCCACGCCAGCCGCTGTCTGGAGCGCGCCAGCCATAAAACCGCCGCCGCGAGTAGCCGACGCTGGCGCCCGAGAGTAATCCTGCGCCGGCGGCTGTTGCGGCTGGGCATTCCAGCTGTTGTCAGGCTGCGGGTTACTTTTCCCGCCACCAAACAGGCCGCCGAGGAAACTGCCGCCCGTCGAGGGTTTGCTTTTTTGCGCGGCTAATTCGCTTTCAAGCTCCTGAACCCGGGCCTGCAGACGTTTCAGCGCCGCTTCCTGAATCAAAATCGACTGCGCCATATAGTAGGGGGCCGCAGGCTGCTGCCTGACAAATTCAGCGATCTGACGCTCTGCATCTGCATCCCGTTGGCTGTTTTGTTGTCCGGCCTGTTTAAGACGCTCGAAAAGGCCGTTGATAAGCTGCTGTTCTTCATATTGCATGACAATAACCTTCCGCTCTCCAGGGTGGATACCAACCAGCTTATCAGCAGCGGCAACCTGTGTCTGGCGAGTGAAATGTTTGTTTAAGATTGGTTGCAGGTTAGCTGAAAATCGCCCTGCTTTCCGGGCTTGATATTAGAGAGTTAGGCTTAACGTTCTGGTATGGCAGCAAATTTCCGGGCACAGCACGATCGTGATGACGATGAGATACGCTCACTTCGCGCTAAACTGGAGGCACAAAAAAACCACCTTTCGGTGGTTTCACGACACTGCTTATTGCTTTGATTATTCTTTGTTTCCCATGGTAGCCGGAGTGGGACTTGAACCCACACAGCGCGAACGCCGAGGGATTTTAAATCGTGCGCTTTCTTAAATAACATCAATGAGAAAGCGCGCTTTTTCATAACATCAGCGTTTAGCACCATCTTTATCATTCAGTTACTTACAGTGTGTGAGTAGCCAATATTACGTATCCATTGACCATATCTCAGATCCCATTTGCTGTATATACATCCAGCAAAAAGTAATGTTTTATGGCAACCGCAAAAGAGTCGAATGCAGGAGCAATGCCTGAGTTAACTGATTTTGCTATCAGTTACTGCGCGCTCACTGAACATGTTCTGTTACACGCCAAATTCACAGACACTATGGCTTCTGTCCCATCATGGCCGTCGGTGCAATTCCTTGATCAAACGATCTGCTTGTCCCGTAGGCAAGCTGAAAATCTCCTGCGTGAACTAAAGAAAGCAGTCGATTACATAGATGCTGGCATTGAGCATCCTTCCATTAAATTCATCGACTAAAAGGTGTGTCATGTTCGTTGAACTGGTTTATGACAAGCGAAATGTAGAGGGATTTGAAGGGGCCAGAGAGATTATCCTGGCAGAGCTGACGAAGCGAGTGCACCAGATCTTCCCTGATGCCGAAGTGAGGGTGAAGCCGATGCAGGCGAACGGCTTGAATAGCGATGCCAGCAAAAGCGATCGGGAAAAGCTCAACCGCATGCTGGAGGATATGTTTGAAGAATCCGATATGTGGCTGGTATCTGAGTTCCCGACAGTTCGCCAGGTTGGGCTGTAAAATTGTGCAGGCTGCCAGCCTATACATTCACCGGCGGCCTGCATCATGTCTAACCACTACCTACCGGAAATTTTCGGTAGAGTGTCGAAACACCTACGTCGTAAATAATTGCCACGCGCTGGCGCGTCTCCCCTGCAGCGATCAATCTCCCTGCTTGCGCCCACTGCTCATCCGTCAGTTTTGGCCTGCGGCCGCCTATCCTCCCCTCTGCTCGCGCAGCTGCTAATCCTGCACGGGTACGCTCAACAATGAGCTCTCTTTCCATTTCTGCCAGCGCGCCCATAACATGAAAGAAGAATCGCCCCATCGGGGTAGATGTGTCTATGCTGTCTGTCAGGCTGCGAAAATTAATCCCTCGCTCTCGTAACTCCTCCACCAGAACGACAAGATGCCGCATGCTTCTGCCGAGCCGATCGAGCTTCCAGACCACCAGCGTGTCACCCTCTGATAGCGTCCGGAGTACCTTTTTGAGTCCTGGCCTTTCGGATGTCTTACCACTCATCTTGTCTTCAAAAATCAGCTCACATCCTGCGCTATCGAGCGCATTTCTCTGCAATGCGGTGTTCTGGTCATTTGTTGACACCCTCACGTAGCCAATAAGCACACCTTTCCCTCCAGGCAAAAGCCGAAACAATGCCAGACAAGGAGGAAATATTCATTCTCTTAAACCTCGGTTTTGTAGGATCGTTAACTTCACCTGGTTATGCGGTTATTCCGCTAGGGACGAAAAAGCTGGTGATTCAGTGGGGATCGGTAACTGTACCGACTGCCGGGTCAGCCTCTGCCACTTATCAACTGGCGCTTAACGCGGGTCTGGCACAGTTCTGTACGCCGGTTGATGTTTCGTCAATAAATAACTACCGTGTGGGTGTGGCCACTTCAACAAATACGAGTATTACCCTGGCATCAACCAACACGCAAAGTGTTACCGGTGTTATGTGGCTATCAATTGGGACGATTAACTGATGAATAAATATTATTACTCCCCGTCAATGCGCGGGTTTTATCAATCGCAGATTCATAAAGAATACCCTGCCGATGCCGTTGAAATTGATGAAAGCGAATATTTCCGACTCATTCAGGCACAGCAAAACGGAATGGAGATAACACCTGGCGCTGATGGTAGTCCCGTACTTACCGAGCCAGTGATTGATTATGTCGCACAGGCACAACAGGTGAAAAACTCGCTTCGCCTGACTGCTGATGCAGAAATTTCATGGCGGCAGGACGCTGTTGATGCGGAGATAGCGACGGCGGCAGAAACCGCCGCGCTGGCTGAATGGAAAAAATACCGGGTGCTGCTGATGCGTGTTGACACCTCAAAAGCCCCCGCTATCGAATGGCCTACACCGCCGGACGTTCAGGCCACTTAACATCTGGCGCGGTGCTGGTATCCGTTGCCGTCACCGCGTCAATGTAGTCGAGCGCGGCATTAAGCTTTGTTGTCTCTGCCGTGGTTAGTTTTCTACCTGCCTGCAACTTCAACTGGATGACACTAATTGATTGCATCGCCTCATCAATCAACTCCTGTCGCTTTATTTCAGCTTGCGAAACTAGCTGCTCTGTTGTCGGTGGTGGTACATCAACCCATACAGGCATTCCATTATCAACCCCCCTTATTTTTCCTTCCGGAGGTGTTGATGAATATTCATTAAAAATATCATCACTCACATCAGAAGCATCATCAGGCCAGCTACCTGCATTGATATAGAGCTGTTTCTGATCAATCGAATAAAACTGATTTAATGAAGGAGAGAAAGCGTATTTCATATTTAGTTCCCAAATGTCATCCAAAATATTGGCGTCGAAACTCGTTGCCCTAAGTTTCCAGAGCTGTTTGCTCCCCATGCATTAATAGCAATCTGTGAAGCAGTTGTTCCGGCTGCTGAGATAATATTAGGAACCGCCTGATCCATTGCGATAGCCACAACGTTGAAATTGGCATGTGGATATGTAATTGGGATGTTTACAAACTGCTGTCCGGTTGAACTTGTCGTTGCTCTCCCCATCTGAATAAGGTTGCCTCCAGGTAGCCAGTTATATGCAGCCCCACTACCTCCCAAGTTAAACACAAACGAGGACATATCCGGCACTTGCCCGGCACCCGTTCCGATATCCTTCTTTGCCGCTGCTCCCAAACCGAGGTATGTGAGAATGTCGGCAATCGTACTTTTACCGATAATGTCACGCCCGACTGAAGTAAGATCCGTCTGTGCTGCAGTGTCTGTCCCGGTGAAATACGGAAGCTTATTTGCCCCTGTAGCGAGGCCGGCAAGTGCAGTAAGTGTGGCATCAAGCGCCTGGAAATCTTTACCGAAAGCAGTGGACATCTTCGCGATAAATCCTGCCACATCCCCATCATCAAGCACATCCAGCCCGCTTTTGTTGGCGGTATATTGCGCCAGCGCTGCCGCGATAAAACTGGCCTGTCGAATAGCTTTGTTCACCTGCGCTGATTTTGCTGGCCCACTAATAAAGCCGGACAAAAGCGCCGGTAGTGCTTCCCAGTCAGCCTGTGACATCACGTTAGCATTCGCTGCTGTCGCGAATGGTTTAAAGTTATTTATTGCCATTACAGTAATTTCCCCCATGCGCCATCATCAAATCCGGCGATATATTCGTTGTCCATATCGAAGCCAAAGAATTTTGAGCCTTCTGACGGTGTTTCTACCGAAGGCGTTTCAACGTCACCGGCCCATACGCCAGCTGCTTTAACGGTGAGATAGCCCTGTTTGATAGCGGCGATCAGTTCGAGAGACACATCAGAAATATCAGTCTCAGGAAAAACCCAGACCGAAATCGTCATGTCCTGATTGTCGACGATTTGCATCTTCAGGCCGGAACCTGCAGTTGCGGCGTCAAGGATGGGAGGCAAAGAATCATTGCGGCCGTCCCAGTTGTTGATGGCGATTTTCGCCTTGAGTACGATGCGGTATGTTGCATCGCTCAGTGTTGTGTAGCCTGAATCGGGGTCATACGGGCCTTGCCATACGCCCTGGTCATATCCGAGGCCGTCAGTGTCCCAACTGAAATAAACGCCGCTTATCGGCTGGCTGACGATGCGACTGCGACCAATCCAGAGGCCGAGCGTATCGAGCTGGACGCCGACAGCAGTATCAATATCGAAAGCGCTTACCAGCCCCCGGGTGGCGCCGGTGATATCAATCAGTGGCCGCGTGCTAAGGTCGACGTGATCAAAAAATTTCGGCTTCGTGGCGTGATAGTTGGTGATTAAGTCCGTGTACTTGCTCATGACGTCACCGTTAGAACAATGTTTTCTGGCTTACACGACGCGGATTCGTTGTAGGCGATGATGATGTTTGCCGCCGCGACGCTACCGGCTGATTTGCCAATCAGCAGCTCCTGTATGTCGTAGTAGCGCGCATTGCCGCCACTCACTACGCCGAGGTTTGCCGGAGAATAAATCCTGCTCAGCAGCACATCGTCACCGATCGTCAGCCCATTGATGTAATCCGCGACGGCCTGCTGAATCTGTACGCCAATTTGCGACGTGTAGCCGGTGAATGCCTTCAGGGTGATATGTCCGTAAATCGGGACATCAGTAGACCTTGAAAAACCGACATCATGAGGATTCCCATACTTATCCGGCACCACGACAATAGTTGTCCCATACGGTGTTGTGCCCTGCCCCTTATTCCCCCTTATAGCCTGAGCTATTTCGGTAATATCGCCGCCGTCTACGATGGCAGCAATGGAGTGTCCCGGTAACCCGTTGCTGTCTGTTGTCCCTTTGTCGTTTTCGTACAGTTTGTGACGTGTCACGCCAGCCACGTTCGCAATGGCTCCGTCTACAGCATCAAAGGGCGAAATCGATGGTAGTGCCACACTCTGGCTCTGCCGGACTCGCAGCTGATCATCGCGCTCAGCAGGTACACCTACAGTGGCCGCCGCCGGGTTGGTTACAGAAGCCCAGCCACGGGTAGGCGTGTTGATAGTGGTAATCGTCCCGGCCAGCGCAGCAACCGCTCCACTGTTTGAGCAGGTTGCAGTTACCGTCACCGTGCCACCGACACCGATCGTCACCGAGGCAGGAAGCCGCCAGATCACGTTATTGGTGTCTTTCACGGAACCGTTTGTGATAGATGTCCCGGCGGTACCGGTCAGAACCAGATCCACGGTAGAGTTTGTCGCCCCTTTGCGTGCAATACCGTTAATTTTTACGTTACTGCTCAGGGCTGCTTTTAAGGCTGTGGCTGGCGAAAAGGAGTTATAAACGGCAATGGCCGTGTTGTTGGCATCGTGAACAGCCAGCGCCACCAGCGCCACCATCTGGCCGTCTTTGCTGTCTGGCTCCAGATAAGCGTCGCTGCCATAAATCTGCTGAAAATAGCTCGTCAGGGTATCGAGTATCGTCTGGTAATCAGGCGCACTGATCCCCTCAGCGGTTACCGTTGCCGATAAGCCGAGTGTGTCCAAATTGAGGGCCATTTATGCCTCGCTGGTTACTGTCGTTGTTCCGTAGATGGTGTCGATTTCAGCGAAGAACTGGACGCGGCGCGTCGTCGTGTTCACTGTCGTATTGAAAGAGAGGATGGATTTAACGCCCCGGGTTTCGAGGATGCGCTTACGGATCGCCAGGTTGTAGGTTTCCGGCTTCTGCTTACCGAGTACGGACTGAATCCACGGTGTCCCCTCGGTGGTGTCGAGAAACCATTGCCCATACCACAATTCGAATCGCGTTTTTACCGCCTGCGCCACGGCCTCAGGTGAGTTAATCAGCCAAGTATCATCGCCGCTGCCAAAGGTGTAATCACCGTCGGCATCTTCACGTCTGTATCGCATCAGTTCACCCCGTCTGTGTTGCTGGTGCCGTGCTGCACGCCGCCGTGAGTGTGCGTATCATCGATTGTCTTGCCGTTAGCTTTGACGGTACCGATAAACTCGACAGCGCCGGTGATTTTGGATGCAACGCCAGAAGCAACAGAACCCACCATTCCACCCAGCCAGGACAGGAGCCCGTGAATGGTAACCTTCGCCGAAAAATCGGCCAGCGGGGTAACTACATCCAGCCCGCCAGGCGCTACGATTTTAATTTTCTGCGTAGTGGGGTTGAGCTCAAAGAACGTGCTTCCGTCGTCGCTGCGCAGCTGAGCGGCCCCCGTGCTGATTCCGCTGATTTTCTGCGCCTGTGACTGCGGCCCGACGATACAGAACGCATCCGATAAATCATGCACCCGGTCGTCGACAGGCTCCTGCACCCCGCCGTTCTGCCACCAGAAATCGATGCAGCGATCGGCGAAAATAACCAGGCATTCATCACCGGCTTTCACCGGGAACGTTAGCGTGCAGCCGCCGCCGCGCGGAAATACCACCGGCACATCCACCAGCAGCGGGTAATTTTTGGTAATGCGGTTCCCGTCGTTATCAGTTTCAACCGAACGGATAGCAGGCTGCACAACCGCCGTCACCGCGTCAGGATCGAATGACTGGACGATGCCAGGCAAAGCGACTCGGATCTGGTTCTTTGTTGTGTCCCGCTCAGATTTGAATGTTTCGGCAAGGTCGCCGCTGCGGGTCTGGTCAGATACTGCCATTTTGTAGGCTCCAGAAAGCAAAAAACCCGCCAGATGGCGGGTTTGATAGAATTGATTTTACCTATGAAGCCTTAGCAGACTTCAATTGTTCCCAGCGCTCAAAATAAAGCTCAGCAGCCTCGATTGCATCCTGTCCCATTTCTTTCGAAACAGTCACATTAGTTAGGTCATAGTCCGCTTCATTTCTGGCATCCCGCCACTGCCGAAGTACGAAAGCCAAGGATTTCAGCGTATTTGTCGGATATGGCTCTGATTTGCACTCAGAGGGCGTTGACATATAACCCACAGTATTTTTGTGATGCTCATGGGTAAAATGCGGTATGGCAGTAAGTGAGCTAATAGACTCATGCAACATACTGTAATAAGCCCTTGAGATAGCGCTTCGAAACCCACTCTCAATATTTTCCGAAAGACATAACCTGGCGGTATCGAGAATCTGATTGCTAGTTACCGGCATGATAGCTCACTCCCGTATGCAACTGACGCGGAGAGGTGAATCTCGCTAACATGGAACAATCATCCAGTTTAGATTCAGCACACACTCTATCAGCCAGATCGAAGTTCATCTTAGCAATAGCTTTAGGTTCGAGATTCTTGATATCAACAACATAGCAACCACTTCCACTGAGCTGAACAAAACCAGCCATGGCTTTATAATCGCTCATCAAACCCCAGATTATGGATGCCAGTGTCTGGAACTGTTCCTTCGAGCATTGCGTTGCGTTATAGAAGTTATCCATTTCTGCAAGGAGTTCTTCTTTGTGCTTCATAGCATTACTCCTGCCTTCTTCTTCGGAAAGAAGTTTGATGTGCTGTTCCATGTAAAAATCTAACTGTTCACGCTCTCCGTAACGATACGCCCAACTGTACGCGTTATGGCTAAAGATCTTTGTGCGATACTTGTTCGCCAGAGGAACACACACTTCCTTTAGTTCATTATAGCTAAAGGTGTTAAGAAGAATGTGATGATAGTGCATAGCCAGAGAGACATCGTTTACGTCTAAGCTGACTCTGAGATAACGTAATGCGCTGTCAATCTTTCCAGTTATCGCATCCAGATAAGATAGTGCAATGTTGGTAACAGGCGTCGGAGAAGCAGAAAGCTCCTCTCGAATTTTCTTTTCAGTGAAGGGATCTAAACCTTCCTGATCCAGTAGAAGCGCGTTGAATTGTTCAACATATTCTTTCGCTTTTTCTAATGGGATGCCTGCCGCCATGGATTCTTTCTCTTACTAAAGGGACTGTGATTGTGGACTTTGAACAATATCTCGTCAACCTTAAAACACATATCGGAAGATTGACGTCAAACTTTAGCGTAGCACTTTCTTACACGGGAAAGAGCCGATGATTTTCGGCGCGTCCATGCTGTTCTGCAGCAGCTGGACGTTCAGAAAAGCTTTTCCGTTACGCTTCACAAACTCAAAGCCGTAATTGTTACCATCACGGGAAGGCATCAGGCCCATGTCCATTTTCATGTTTGAGTAGTCACCATCTTTTCCCAGAAATTTTATCTTCTGCGATGTGACAGTTTCACCGTTAATAACAGTCATTCCGTCACCGGTCATCGTGTAATTGCCGCACTGAATTGCAGCCATCGCCGGAGCAGCAACCATCATAACTAACGCCAAACAGAACCGTTTCATTAAAGCCCTCTTTCCCTCGCTGATGAGGAAACAAGATCCGCCGCGCCACGCGCTTCGCACATCATATCCATGTACCACGCCTGGCCCCTTGTGTCGCCAGTGTACATAATCCCGCGCACAATATAAACGCCATCCGTTGCGATGCTGGCAGGCTGCGCCGTGGTGCCGCTGAGCGTAATATTTCCGTCCGTGTTCTGGTCGGTGATCTGCCCACCGGCCATAGCGATATCATTGTTCGACAGCGCGGTGCGATACACGGAAGCCTGATCCAGCTGAATGAGCCCGTTAACCCGGATGTTCGGATTAATCAGTGCGCGGACGTTTACGCCGTTGCCGATGGTCTGCTGCGGCATACCGATAAGCCCGGTGGCGCTGTTGAGCACAATCGCGTCGTGAACATACTCGTTATTCGCCACCATCTGGCGCTGCCCGTCCACGAACTGCCATGTTGCGCCACATTGTCCGGCCACGTTATCCATAAGATGCCGTGTCATGCCGAATAGCACCCGGCCCCGTGGGAACACAGTAGCAGGCATTTCAGGCGTCAGACCTTCGGTCACGCCTTTGGCCTCGAAGTCTTTCATCAGCGCGCGGTTCACGTCTGCGACCGTGTAACCGGCTGCCAGCGTCTGCGAGGTTATGCTGGTGGCAAAAGCCAGGTCCGTATCGGCTGCCTGAATCAGGACGTAGGAATCGATGGGGCTGTCTTTTCCCGTGACCGAGTAGCGAATTTCACCGCTGAAAATCAGCCCATAGTTCCTGCCATCACTCTGGCCCACGTCCGCCGCGTCGACTTCGCGCACGGTCCCGACGTCGCTTGCCGATACCTCCGGCGCGATACCGTCATAACCGGCAATCAGCCGCACTTTAGAAAACTCTTTACCGGTGATGCGGTTGGAGGTATCAGCAGACAGGTTATAAATTTTGATGGTCCCTACCCGGGACGCGCTGCTGATGTTGAACCAGTCGATCGTGAAGGTCACTTTAAAATCACTGAGCTCAATACCCTGCCCGTTCTCGTCCAGGAGCTGCAGCTCGAAATGTCTCATCCAGTTCTGTGACATGCTTACTCCGTTGATACCAGTAAATGACTGCGGCCGCCCAGGTCAGTTTTAGTCGGATAATCCTGTGTGCTGTCGTCACAGACCACCACCAGCTTAAAGCCGAGCCCCATATAGCCGTACTGCGCCAGCAGGTCAGCACCTGTGACGAGAGGAATACCGGAGATTACCGGCTCCCCTCTGTCGTTCTGCAGGTCCATAATCCAGTACAGATCGCGCCAGATGATGTTAATCCGCCACGTGGTCCCCGCCAGGATGATGCTGAATTGCTGGTTATCCGCTGTCAGCGGGATTTCCTGAATTGCCATTAGCCGAGCCCCAGTAATGACGCCGCGTTACCCGTGATGCTTTTCAGCAGCGAGGTATTTGGCGGCTTTGTGGTTTTGTTGCCGGTATTCAGTACCGCCGACGTGCTGGCCCCGTCCTTCATGTTGGTTTTATCCGCGACGGTGATCTGCTGCGTCTGCGAGATAAGAACCTCCCTCAGGGTGAGGACAGCAGACAGGACGTTTTCGGTTGTCTTGTCTGTCGTCACTTCCAGCGCGCGGATCAGCATGTTGCTGTACAGCCGTTTGCCGGTCACCACATCGAAAGGAATACGGCTCGCCTGCAGGTCGAGTATCTCCTGATACGTCTGCTGAGGACTCAGCCCGAGCAGGCTGGTGGCCGTCAGGTTACTGGCAAAATCCAGCAACGATCCGCCACCTGCGAAACCGACCTCCATCACCACTTCAGACGGTTTTTTGTAGGCATGGTCGGCGATGGCGGCCCCGACCTCGACAGGGTGCTCTGTTATCTCCAGCGTGTCGGTATGCTTCTCAGAAACAACCACGCTGGGGACAATCATCCCTATTTTCCGGCTCTGCTGCTGAAAGAGCGTAGAGAGAATATCCATTAGCCCACCTTCGTTTGATTACCGCGCATGACCTGGGCGTTTGCCGACTGCTGCCGACGCTCGACCTCGGTACCGACAGAACGCGGGTCACCACCACCGTAAATGTGATAGGTGTTCTGTTGCTGTACCTGAGCCCCGGGCGCGGGCATGTTGCTTAACACTTTCGGAATGTAGTTGCGCGTTTCCTGAGGCATAAGAGCCATCCCGTGCTTCTGCACGTTCCCGATCCCCCAGTTATAAGAGGCCAGCGCCTTGCTCAGGTCACCGCCGTTCGCCTGCAGCAGTTGTGAAAGATACTTTGCGGCTGCCTGCGCGGCCTTCTCCGGGTCGAAAACATCATTCCCGCGCAGTCCCATGTCGCGCGCCGTGCCGTCCATAAACTGAAACAGACCTTTAGCGCCAGCGCCTGAAACGGCGAACTGATTACCGCCCGATTCCGTGATGGCCACACTGCGCAGCAAACCTTCCGGAAGCCGGTAGAGCTGTTCCAGGTTGGTAAGCATCGGCTGCATCCATCCCAACAACTCAGAGCCCGCTTTGGTTGGCTGTGGCCGCTTTACTGACTGGCCGAGCTGTTCAGGGTCATCCTCACCAAACCAGCCGCGCACCGTTCGGCCCACGCTGCGAGGATCGAATCCCCAGTGCTCTTTAATCCAGTCGGCGATACCGTTGGCGCTGTCTGTTACCATCGGCATCGCTGACGGATTTTCGCTGCCCTGATTAAGCATCTGTTTGCCGATGCTGGCGGCATCAGCCCAGCGGCCATCTTTAATGGCGTTGAGCAGGTCGGCGATCATATTCAGCATTTTGCTGAACTCGCCCATCTGGTCGATGAAGTTGCTGAAATCCCACTTCAGGGACCATGATTTGGGGTCAATATTGAGCAGTTTCGCCAGCGCTTTCGCCAGGTCGTTAACGGTCGTTTTAAGGTCACGAACCATCTTCAGCGCAGCGTCGACTTCCGGCTTCCACTTGCCCCAGTCAATCAGGCTGTCCCCGCCTTCCTTCCAGGTCTGATAGTCCTCCCACAGAAGGGCAATCCCCGCCGCCAGCGCGGTAATGAGGCCAATCGGCGACATCCAGAACGTGCTATTCAGAATGCGCAGCGCAATCGTCAGCGCGCCAAACAGCGAGATCAGCTCCCGCGTTTGCTTATCCAGCGATTGCCACCAGGTGATAAGGCTGGATGTCCCCTCAATAAGCCTGAAGAACAGCCGCCCTATAATGTCCCCGAGCGCCAGAATGCCTTTTATGGCTTTCGTCAGGGTCTGCTCGATACGCGGGAAGTTATCCAGGATGTGGCGGCGCAGCGTGTCCAGCGAACCCGCCAGACCACCAGCAAGATTAGAGCCGATTTTGTCACGGGCCATGCCTGCCATCGCGCCGAACTCGCGCAGGGAGGTCATGAATTTGTTGGAGCTTCTGGCCGCCTCGTCAGCATTGAAGCCGATAGCTTTCGCCATTGCGCTGTACTGCCCGGAGAAACCGCCCACACCCCGGCGCATCGCCATGAGGGTATTTTCGTCAATGCCCAGCATCTGCGCATACTGGTTAGCCCGGTAGTACGGCATGCTGCTGAGCTTCTGGCCGACACCCGTAAAGATAGCGGCCATGTCGCGCATGTTGCCGCTGGCGTCACGGGTCTGTACGCCCAGGCGATTCAGGAAGCCTTCCGCGCCGGGATTGTTACGAACAAACCGGGAGAGGCTTTCCAGAGAGGTTCGCGCCGCGTCAACGCTGCCGCCTACCTGCGAAACAGCATAGCCAATAGACTGAATCCCCTGAACCGTCGCGCCGGTACGCTGTGACGCCCAGTAGAGATTATCCAGCCCCGAGGCGATCTTAGCCGTGAAGGCCACCACGGTAAGCGCGGCACCTTCGACGGCCAGCCCCATTTTGATAGCGTTTGCGGTCGTACCGGCGAGAACTGAGTCGAATTTTGACGCACCCGCTTCGTCGATATCAAAACCGAGCGAGACGAGGAAATCTTTAATAGTCTCAGCGTTCATTATCCTCTCTCCATTTCTCAATACGGCGCTGGTTGTCTGCCTTAACGGCCAGGTGGTCATTCATCAGCGCGATATCGCACAGATCAACCGATCCATCCTTCAGCGCGTAATAAGGGATTAACCCGGCGTCAACCGGGTCAAGGAGATAAGACAGCCCGTCAGGCAGGCTGTTGAGGGTTAACCCTGAGGCTGGACCGGCGTCGCGCTGGTAGGGCTCACGGGCAAAAAATTTCCCAGTGAATCGGCGACCACCCGCGCCACCAGCTGCAGCATGGTCAGCAGGTCGATATCATCGAACATCAGCTGACCGCTGTTGAATACCGGCGTCCATCCGTCCATGTGCTTGCGTGATACCACGGCCAGGCACGGATGAATAATCGCGTTGGTATCTTCTTCAGTCAGGGAAGACAGTTCCTCAGCGATGCGCGGGAGCAGGGTTTCAAACACCGGTTTCAGCTGATCGAATTTCACGGTGTCGATTTTGCCATCAGCAGGCAGGTGGGAGCGAATGCTCCCGAAATCTGACATCATGCCCGCCAGCACCGGCAGCAGTTTGCGGGTCACTTTCAGCTGGTCAAAAACGCTGAGTTTTGCCACGCGGTAATCGTGGCCTTTGATTGAGCATTCCATCTGTTAAAACTCTCCGAGAACCTGGTCGATTTTGCCGCAGTCAAACACCCAGGGCATCGTATTTCCGGCTTTAGCGTTGGCGTTATCCGGCTGTTTCTGGAACGCCACGCTGCGCGCCGTGATGATGTCTCCGCTCACCTTGTTTCGGATCACAATGACGTTGTTTCCCCAGGTGCCTGAGGACTGACTCTGCGCGTTGTACGCCAGCGACAGCTTTTTGTTTGTCGGCGAGGTCTTCAGCAGGTTGACGGTTACCGTGCCGCTTTTATCCGCGTGCAGGCTGTGCATCACTTCGCCGTCAGCGCCGATGGTCATGGTATTTTTGGGGCCGCCCATTGCAACGGTGATCCCCTCCTCTGAACTGGCGGAACCGTAGCCCAGATCAATCTCGCCGGTCGGGCCGGAGAGGGACGCCGTGACGTCCATAAAAGAATAAGTAGCCATTCATGTTCTCCTTAGCGAACGACGTTGATCTGCACATCAGCGAAATGAACCGCACCCGCCAGCTTACAGGCCACCTGAATAACCGGTGCCTTACGTGCTTCACGGTCTGCCTGCGCCTGCTCGGAAATCGGCTGCGCATAGACGTAATAGCCTTTTGTCAGCGTGTCGCCGGAATCCAGCTGCCCAATCGGGCCACCGTTCCATACGCCAGCAGCCACCAGCCCGTTCGTGACGGACTGATCCATAGACTGCTCAACATTGGAAAGCAGACGCGTAACGCCAGCATCGGTCTGTGGGACTTTGGTTGTGCTGGTGTAGAGCAGGTTGTACAGGTTGGTCTGAACGTAGTTCTGCAGCCAGTCGAGCCCGTGGCGTTCGTCGAAGAAATCACCGCTGGACATGACGCCCTGCTGCAGGATGGCCGTATCGTTCTGGTAGTACACAAATACGTTGCAGTTTTTGGCGTCCAGCGCCGCCGCCTGATTGGTGGTCAGGGTTTCATAGGTGATCCCCGGCTCCTGCTTGAATTTCAGGGTAATGGTGGTGTTGCTGCCGTTGAAATTCACCGTGAACGCGCGACCAAATGCAGACAGTGCGGCGTACTTGCTGCTGGTGGAATATTGCACAAACGTGCGAGCGTATTTTGCCGCCTTCAGCTTATAAGCCAGGTCGGTAGTGGAAGTCGCGTTTACCGTCTCAGGCTCTGCGGTGGTAATCGCCAGAATTCGGCTGAGACTGGAGGCCTCGATCGCAGCGGCCACGCTGAGCCAGTCGGCATCGTCGATATCTTCATCGTCAGCCACGGCCAGACCGTACCAATTCGTGTAATTCAGAACGGCGTTCACCGCCTGCAGCAGCGTTTCCGTCGAACCGCTTTCAGCCGATACCAGCGTTTTAGCCCAGCGACCGACATACACCTGCTGCGGTTTCGGTGATTGCGAGAAATACACCGTAGCGGCTTCATATTCCGGGCTATCCACGCCGAAATCTGTGCCGATATCTTCCGGGGATGAGTAGAGGCGAATGCGCTCAGAAATCGGGATAACCGTTGAGCTCCCGAGAATGAGCAGCGAACCAAAGTTTCGACCAGTAGCCGCACGCGGCCCAATGATCACGTCGACATTAACGACGTTAGATACAGGTAATCCCTGCGGCATAATTTAGTCTCCGAAAAATGAGACGGGCGCATCTTGCAGCGTCCGGACGTTGTAGGTACGAATGTTTTTGCGGGACAACGTGATGGTGAGGTCGTAGCGCCTCACCCACTGTTTATTAATAAGCTCTGGCAGGTTGTAGATAGTCCCGGCCTCCACCAGCGAAAGACCCGAGCGATTCAGTTCGGCGTTGTTTTGCTCGACGAATATCCCCGCGCGGAAAGTTGATGCAGTGTTGGCCCCCAGAGGGCCATAGAAGCAGCAAATCACCGTTACCTGTTCCCATGTCCATTGCTCGGACTGTTCTTCCGAAACCTGAACGTCGGACTGGCTCAACGGCTGGGGAACGGTAGTGATACCGAAGGCGCACCACGTTACCCCGTTGTTGGGGATCTGCGGCTGCGGGTCAGTCCATCGGGGGAAAACAAGCGCGGCCGGCAAGCCAGAAACGCCACGAATCCACCGGCTGATTTCACGCTCCAGCGCCTCGTCATACTGGGGGCTATCCCCGACAGGCGTCAGGTAACCGCTCGCGGTGCTGTCATTACTCAACTGGCGTCCCTCCGTTAAAGTCCACCAGCTCACAATGTGCCTGGACGAATCCGGCGCCGTAACTGGTGTACGGATCGACGAACGTCACGCGATAGTCGCGTCCGTTATAGGTCACAATATCGGCATCAAGTCGCGGGGCGCTGTCTGTACCGGGCTGGCCCTGGGTTAACCTGAACTGCGTCACGATGAGGATCGCCCCGCTGATGTTCTGGCCAGCCTCCATTCGCCTGGCTTCCAGAGAACGGTCAACCGTCACCACACCAGAGAATGGGATATCCTGAGCTGTGTTTTTCGTAAAATTGTCCTCATCTACCGTCTGAACCTGCCGGTGACAAACCAGACTGGTGTCCATGAAGTCGGGATCAAGAAGAACATCGCTCACATCGAGAAGAGGCATTATTTTTTCCTCACGACGTAGTTAATTGAGCGCAACAGGTAACCGTGGGCATACAGCGGCTTTTCGCCGGGAATGCCCTCGGCCCGTCTGCGTTCGAGGGTTTTCTCAGAAAGCGGGTGCAATCGGTCGCCAGCTCCGATAACGGCTTTTGCAGCGTCACGGGCAATCTGTCCGGCGCTATCCAGCTCACGCATTGCTGCTTCAGTCTGTCCATCCAGCGCGGCGGTTGCCGCAGCCTTCAGGTGCGCTGTGGTTCGGGGTTTTGAATCCTCGATCCCCATATCCAGAAAAGGACGCGGGGGAAGCGTAACTGTCGCACCGTCGATTTCCACCGTTGCGCCCGTCGAATGGAGGTAGCCCAGTTCCGCGTTATTAATCGGAGAGCCATCCTCACGCCCTGCCTTGTCCTCAGGTATTCCCACCAGCACATCCATTCCGGATAGCTGCCGGAGGGATTCCAGAACAGCCACGGCGTTATCAGCACGAACCGTTAACCCGCTTTTCATAGCAGTTGCCTGCCACCAGCACCGAACATCGACCACCACCAGTAGAACTCGCGCCCGTAGGCGGTGCTGTTCCAGAAACCGGCATCCGGATTGATTACCCCGGACACGTCATAGCTCACTGAAACCTTATCCACGGACTTAGAGGACACGACACCTGCTGCGCCGTTGCTGTTCACACCACCAGCGGCAGCGGCGGCCAGCGTGCGGCCGCGCAGCTCCGTATAGTGAGCCGTGAATAGTTCGGCCAGGTAGACGAACTGATCGCCCTGTACGTCCTGATTCAGAAGCGAATCGGCCTGCCCCAGATAGAAATTCACTGAGGGGTCAGGGTAGCGGGTTTTATCGGCGAACTCGGGAAAGTCGGTGCGGAACTGCTCGTTAGTCGGAAGCCTGCTGTTTTTTGGCATTTTTCGCGTCCCCGCCGGTGTTATCGGTTTTGTCCGTACTGTCGGCAGGTTTACCGCCTGCTGGTGCCTGAGCAGCTGCCAGCTGCGCTTTCAGGTCTGTGTTTTCATTCCCCAGCGCGGTGATGGTTTTTTCATGCTCAGCCAGCTGCGCTTTCAGGGTGTTATTTTCTTCTGCCAGGAGAACAAGGCTCGCGGAAAGGTCTTCATTGCTCTGCTCGTTCGCCAGGTCGGCTTCGTCAATCGGGCGCGCATAGGCTTTAAAGGCCCAGTGGTCCTTCACTTCTTTCGGGAAAGAGGAACTGTCGTGGATGCCCTGAGACAGCTCAAATTTAGAACCGTCGGAAAAGCTGAGAGTAGCGCCACCGGAAACAACGTATTTCATGTTTTTTCTCCATAAAAAAAGGCGGGTTTCCCCGCCTGTTTCAGGTTAAGACGCCGGAACGTCCAGGTAAGAGATCGTATTGGAATACGGGGTTTCCACCTGGCCCAGCTTGCCGTAGTAAGTGGTCAACTGCTGCAGGCCGCGATATTCCAGCGGCGTGTTCAGCAGAGGGACCATTGGGAAGCGAACGTATTTTTCGTCCTGGGTGTAAGCAACGATACGATGCGCGCCACCAGCGCCACGCTTGGAGGCCCACTTCATGGAGACGATCTCCAGTGGTGTGCCGTTTTCCTGAAACGCGATGGTGTTAATCTTCACGTATTCGAGCACGGAGATATTCCCTGCAGAGGAAACCTTTTTGCTCGCCAGCAGGCCGAACAGCTCCGGAGCCAGGCCGATTTTTGCCGGGCAAACTGCATAACCAGAACGAACCCAGCCATCAGACAGCACCAGGTTGATATCCTGAACAATCACATCCGGATCTGTGGTTGCGGTCCACGGTGCAGCTGCAGCGACAGGGGTAACATCCGGCAGGTTCAGCAGGCCAGCAACGCCGAGTTCGCTATCACCGATATAAACCTGTTCATCGGTGTCCATGTTCCATTTCAGCTTCATGCCTTCGTATTTCTGGACATCAACCGGTCGGCCCAGCTTCTGGGCAGAAATAAGCTCCGGTACCGTCCAGCTGATTTCCTGCCCCCACAGGGTGAGGTTATTACGGGTAGGCTGAATATCGATCTCGATACCAGGAATGGCTGTGGCTTTTTTACCGATCCAGTTTTTACCGTTAGGGTTTGGACCACCTACACCGACGAAACTGGTATTAGTGAAGGATGACACTTCATCGGCGATAGAAATGTCGCTGCGCAGCGGCATGTCGCGTGACCATTTGTAGGACACCAAAGGCATGTTTAGTGCCTGATCCATACGCTCCAGCTCGCCGATGAGAAACGCGCCGGTGGAGTCGATGGTCGCTCTGTCAAATGTAAACATTACTTATTCCCTCAGATGTTATAAGCGATTTCAATACGGCCATCGGCTTCACCCGGCCCCATGACCTCTGCATTTGGCAGCTGAGGTGTATTTGATGCGGTAGAGTCCGGCGACAGCACAAAGGAGCCAACCGGGCTTTGAGTGGTACCACCAGCCACGCGAACGTAAACCGGATCGCCTTTTTTCGCGGTCGCCGCGTTGCCTGCGGTAGCAGTTACGCAGATGTAACCGCGTTTAAGGTTGTCACCAACCTGATTAGCCGTCACACCGATGTAAGCAAGGTCCAGAGCAGAGGTAATCGGGAACGGACGAACCAGAATCCCTTTCACTTTGCTGATGGTGTCGCCGGACTCCAGCGGAACGAATTTATCGTTCACGTATTTACCCGGCAGCCCGTAGGACGCGAACTGCTTCGTGTGGTCCAGGGTTACCGGCTCAATGGTGAGGTCACGAGGACGGGTAACGCCCCCGGCAATGCCCAGGGGCATGCGCGTTAAATATGCAGTACCTGCCATGATGATTTACCTTATTTGTTTTTTGCCCAGAATTCGGCGTTGACCTTGTTCAGTTCTGCCGGGGAAAGGTGTTTAGTGCTGATTCCGCTGTCCGTGGTGCGGGTGATGTTATTCAGCGGGACCAGCTGATTTTTCGCCTTATGCAGCGCCACAGCGGCAGTAAATACCGCGTCGACCGTTGCCTTAGGCGCTTTGTAGAAATCATCCACACCGAACGATTTCAGGCTGTCACCGGTGCGCATTGCGTGATTCAGCACCTGACGTTTCAGGCTCTTATCGCCAGCAGGCTGGAAGCCAGGGCAAATAATTTCCGCATCGGCGATCAGGTTGCGCTTAAAGGCTGCGTCGCCCGTCACTTTGCGGTTTTCTTCTTCGTCTTCGTCGGTGGTCATGTTTCCCGGGTCCGGATCGCCATCGGTGGTTTTACCCTCCAGCTTTTCCAGACGAACCAGCAGCGCTTTAGCCCAGGCCGGAATTTCTTCATCGCCCGTGCCGGTTTTGTCTTTGTTCGGATCGCCTTCGTCCGTAGTGGTGCGATTGCCTTCAGGTAAGGCTGTGGCCTGTGAAGGAATGTTGATGGTGATAGAGGAACCGGGGATTGAAGGCATGCCATCAGACGGCATATCCGGCGCTTCGTCGATGAGTTTTGCCAGTGCATCCTCATCTTTCGTCTTAATGGCCTGAGCCAGTTTTTTAAGCCATGACATTACAGGCTTCTCCTTTGTTGTTGATGGGATGGAATCCCCGATTGCACAGCGGCCACCAGCACGCCCCCGGTCGATGCCGACAGCGAGGTGGTTACCTGTGATTTGGTATTGCTTGCCCTTGCCGGGCGCCAGCTGCTTGTACTGCGCGTCATAGCCACAGCTGACATCGGTCAGGCCAGAATTCACCGCGTCGATTGCTTCCTGGCGTTTAATCAGCACGTCAGCAATGAGCAGATCCGATTTATCGCCGGTGCCGCGCCGGACGTTCTGAATGTGTCCGTGCGCCAGCTCTGCGAAGTTAGAAGGGTTCACGAAAACGATGTTGCCCAGACCGTCCTCTGGATGCCCCAGCGTGACGGCTACGCCCTCAAAGCTCGCCATCGTCTCCGGGGAAAACACCTCGTCTTCTGTTCGCCAGACTGTCACCGTGCCGGTGCCGTCCGGTTCGAGGTCGATTTCCTCAGGTAAATAGACCTGCGTCCCTGTGCGTGCGATCGGCACGTCTTTACACAGCAGCGATCCGTCCGCCTGTAGATAACGCGTTTCGCCCAGGCGTGTAGTGAAGAAATATTTCATGGGTTACCTGCTCGATTACGGGCAACAAAAAGGCCGCCCGGAGGCGACCTTGTGAGATGGGAAAAATGTTCGAAATAACGGGCTATTTAACATAAGGGTTCTTACCCGCACCGACGAAAATGGACTCGATTAAAATGTCCCCTTAAAGCCGTAAAAGTAGCGATTAACTGGGCTGAAAATCGGTCTTTTCGAATACAACATTTTCATAACATTTCGCGGGTATTGCAGTTCGCATGAAATGAATGCTCAAAGCCGTATTTTTCATTTTCTCGGTGCAGGAATCTGTACTTCAGGCCAGCATTTGCAGTTCGGCAAACATCCGGCGTGTCCGGTCATACCGTCCAGCGTCGGCGGGTTATCCCAGCGCACAAATTTATCTTTCATCTTGCGGTGAGAATCGCGCGTTCCGGCCCCCTCGATACGCCACCAGTAGCCCTCTGAGCCAACCGAAAGGGCTCTGGCCTGCGTCAGCGCGCCGGTAGCTCGTCCAATCTCTGTGCGGGCAATCAGTTGCGCCCTGCTGGCGGTCACGTCACCGGAGGCCATGATCATCTCGTAGAGTTCGTCCGGACGTTCACCAGTGATAACCGCCTGCATTGCGCGCTTTTGTATGTCCATCACGCGATCGGCTGCTTCCAGCGGCAGGGACTTCATCAGCTGAATCTGGCGGTACACGATATCCTGCGCCACCTGCCCGACGGGGGTATTACCCACCACATCGCGCAGGCCAGCGCCGATTTCCTCTGATACCGATTTCCACTGATTCCATTCCTCCTGCTCGACCTGGGCAAACATCCTTCGCCCGACCTGCTCTGCCCAGTCGCTGATTACCTCGGAATAGTCCACCAGCGTTTTCGAAATGCTGTCAGCGCTGGCCTGTGAACCATCGTAGGTACCATCGACGATCTGCCCTATCTGGTTTGCTATCGCCAACAGGCTTTTTCGATACTGGATCTCCGAACGACGGCGGAGGGATGGTTTCAGGTTCATCCTCCTGCCACTGGGCCTTCGCATCTTCTATGTCCTCATCAGTGATAGAACCACCGATCCCAATCACATCAGAAATGTTCCTGAGGTCGTTAAGCGCTGCTGCAGGCGTCATTCCGAGCTCACGAACGGCGGTACCGAGTGCGGTAACCACATTGTTCGCCATCGCTGCACGGTCCACGTCTGACATCTCCCAGAGCTTGTTAAACTCGAATGTAAAATCGTCAGGCAGTGGTTCACCGAACAGAGAGCGCCAGGAGATATCGAGCAGCCAGCGGATATGTCGGCGTAAGCGTCTCTCCTGCAGCGAGTTAACCCGGCTGTAGTAGTTTTCCAGATCGCCGTCGCCGGTGTTGAAACCTGCAGGGGACTGCCCGAACAGACGGACGAGAGGAATTCCCGTCGCGCCGGAAACCTGCTCAGCAAAGCGCAGAAGGACATCAGCGATACCCGCAAACGTATAGCTGTGGGTTTCGAACTTATCCTTACCATCCATGATGGTCATGCCTTCGATGGTCTGGAACTGACGTATCATGTCCAGGTGCTTCATCAGCGCCTTTTCAAGGTCGCCTCCGGTAGCAAGAATCTTGCGCAGGTCTTCAATGCTGTAGGTCCGCAGATGCGCTTTGTGGATCAGCTGTGTGGTGCCGACGGTCGCAGTATCAAACGCCTCGATACGCTCGAAAATACGCTCCACGACAGACATCCCCCAGCCGTTTTCCGTCTGAGCCTGCTGGAAAGGAAGCGTATCGCCCTCCATGCGGATAACGCGGCTATGGTGGATCTTCCAGGGGGGAATCCCCTGCTGGTTCGTGATTACCTTGTAATATTTCGGTTTCCCAAAATCGGGACCGTAATCGGTAACGAGATCGTAATAACTCGGGTTAACCATCCAGCGGTCAAGGCTCATCACGCCCTTAAATTGCCCCTCTTTGATGCGATCCAGTTTAAGCGGGGAGGACATATCCTGCCCTTCAAGCAGGACCACCAGCACCGAGCCGCCGTACAATCGTGACCATTTGAGGTTATCGTTAAGCCCATCCCATATAGCGAGCTCATCCCAGAAGGTTTCGAGCTTGCCCTTTTGTCCGGGCTTCAGCTTTGAGCTGATGTTAATCCCCTTGCGGGTCATATCATCGGCCATCGCATCCACACCGGCACCAACGAGGAACGATGAACGATACGCAAACTCCAGCATCACCCTGTTACGGCTGATGTACCCGGGCATGTACATTCCGCCCGTCTGTATGTTTCTGGTGTCGCTGCCAAGTTTGGCCGTGAAATTGTTGTACCCGTCAGCTGTCGCAACGGGCTTTTGTGCGCCGTTCTGGCGTTTCTTACGGGACATGTCACGCTCCGGCCAGTTTGGCCCAATTATCAAGAGAGGAATCCATCGGCGCGTAGTTAATCATCACGGCGTCAGCGAGGTTCGGCGATTTTGTGCCTTCCGGCTGTTTATCCACGAGGATTTTACCCACGGCGTTTTTCGACCATGTAGGCTGTGAAAGCTCCATCAGCAGGCGGTCAATATTTTCTATCTCGCTGCTTATCGAAATGATTTCGTCGGGGTTGTAGTCCATCCCGTTCAGCGCGCGGAAGGTGTTCCGAAACAGCTTGCGCAGATGCCACCAGCTCTGTGCTTTTGCGTTCGCGAAGAAGTCTTTATTCAGGCGCGCCGCTTTACCGTTATCACCAGGAACGGCTTCATCTTCCGGATCGAATACGCTACCGCTACCACGGAAAGGCGTAGCTGTGATTGTTCCCCGGCCTTCAGCCTGCCTGAGCTCGTTTATCACGCGAGCATCGCCACGCGCACCAGCACCCAGACCGTCCTCATCGAAACGGAACTCATCCAGACCGTAATCGTCACAGTACCCAAACGATTTAACGACAGAAGCGTAGATGTCGCTGCCAATGCCAGACCATTCGTGAACGTTCTGCAGAAGGAAGCCATAGCGGCAAGAAAAGCCGTTTTTGTCTTTCCCTTCGTCTGCGATATCCATTGCGCCGAGGCGCTGGCCGCTGGGCTGAATACCCAGTTTGATATGCGCGTCGACGGCAGCCTGCACCCATTCAGAAGGAATGAGAATCCCCTCTGTGGATGCGCTGTAGTTCAGGTCCAGTTCCTGAGCAACGATAATCGGATCATCAATTTTCAGACATTCGTTGCGGTACCACTCATCATCCTTGCGCGGGTCGCTGCGCCAGTGGAACGTAAACACCGGGATATTCCCGCTGTGGCGCTTTTTAGCAAACGGGTTATTCATGCCGTTGACCGAAGAGAGGTCTATACGGCAGCGGGTGGTCTGTGATAGCGAAGCATCGATGAGAAATGGCCGTTTGAGGAATGCCGACTCATCCACAAAATAAAGCGTGGTACGGTCACCACGGCCAATGTTATCGCCAGCCTCTCCCTTAATTACCGCGCCCGTTTCCGGGAACTCCACGCGCATGTAAGGGGCATGTTTTTTGTCACTCCATGAACCGCGAAACTCTACCGGCAGTAGCTCGACAAACTTACGCGCTTTCCAGAAAAGTGCTTTCGGGTCGCCGGTACTGTCGACATATTCCTCTTTACGGGAACCGAACCCGATCACCATTTCTTTGTTGAACAGGCAAAGCGAACAGGCCAGACCGATAGAGGTCCAGCTCAGCCCCATTTCGCGGCTTTTTTCTGTCAGTCCATGCTCAAGACTGGCGCGCCTGTCCATGATCCAGTGAATCCATTCCTCCTGGCGGGGGAACAGCAAAAACGGGATGGTGGCAGGCAGGCCATAATCGAGGTTACGCGGGTCTGTCGTCATACCCCAGTCGATGATGAACTGAGCCGGGTTAGTGCGGTAAAACTCACGGAGTGCCGGAAGCATTTCAGGCGCTTTCCTGATCCGCTCCAGCCTCTCCATTCTCCACTCAAACACAGCGGTATAGTCCGGTTTGCGGAAGTCAAAGGGGAACGGGATCGGCACAGAAAAATTCCTCAAAAACGCCCCGATTTAACATAATGGTCGTTACCCGCACTGGCGCAACAGCACCCATCACGCAAACGGCGTGAAACCTCTGTTTTGAACAGAAAAGTGGTCAAATCGGGATGAATAAAACGTGCATAAAACGGGTCAAAAAGTGAATAGCGTTTTTACGGTTCGAAACGCCTGTTTTTGCAATTTTCAGCCCAGGTATTTTTTGTAGATATCGGCTGCTTCCTGCGGGGTCAGGTTCGCCGCGTCGGCTTTGGCTGCCTCTTCCATATTGTTGAACGGTTCGAAAATTTTCGGTGCTTCCAGCTCCATGAGCAGGGTTGCCGGAACTTTTATTCCCTCAGCCTCAAGCAGCTGTGCCGCCTCCAGCGCGGAGTATTTCCCGTCTACCTTGTGTTTCATCACCTCACGAAGCACATCACGCTGACGGTCCTCTTCCCCATAAACACTGCGGCCGAGTCCAAGAGCTTTGGCAAACACCGCAACATCATTGTGCGTTGGCAAAACATCCTCGACGGTGGTTTTCAGTCCATCAGGGGATTTGGTGACAATCTTTCGTTTCCGAACGTCCAGGCTTTTACCTGCAACGTTGTTAATCTTTTCCATCAGAACTTCGCGAGCCTCGGTAAAGGCACGATTAAAGTCGGCGTGTTCCTTGCGCCAGTTGCGGATAGTCGCCTCGTCAATTTCCAGTCGCTGGGCAACCATGCGGTTTGAGATCTTGTTACGGGCCAGAGCCATATCAATAACGATACCGACGTAGGCCTTCTTAAAGCTATTTTTACGGGCCATACGCTTACCTGAAATCGGGTGCTGTTTATATTTTGTTCAAAATTATTTTTCCGCATTTTGTGTGCGGAATAATTCTGAGAAAAAATCTGCTCCGAGGCCGCAAGCCTGCTGGGTTTAAGTGCGGAATTAAAAACGTCAAAAAATGCGGAGTTATCCATTTTCCGTAAAAACTGCGATTTGATGCCCGGAGGCCGCGCAGAATGGGGAGATAGTGGATCGCCCTAATATTTCCACTATGTGGATAACTCAGTCCAAATCCATCTCCACCACTTCACCGAAAAGGTGACCGTAAACGTCCATTGTGGTTTTGATGTTCGAATGCCCAATAAGTCGGGAAACCTTCAGAATATCGACGCCTTTGTTTGCCAGGCGAGATACAGCAAAGTGGCGAAGATGATGGAATCGTTTAATGCCATAGTCGTTCAGGGTTCTGACGAGAATGCCCTGAGTGCCGTAACTGGTAGCGAGGCATGCGCCGGTAAACTGGTTACAGATAAGAGGCTCAGAAGTACCGAGTTTACTTTTATCCAGCAGCGCGAAAAGCTCACGCGGCATCCGTACCCGGCGCTCTACTCCTCTTTTCAGCCCCTCATGTATAACGCCGTCAACAACATGCCCCCGGATGTCGATCCAGTCGGCTGACACGTCGTTATAAGTAACCGCCAGAGCCTCACCGATGCGCAGGCCACAAATCCCGAGCCAGCACGCGATACGCTCACGAACTGGCGCGTTATTCAGTAGCTCCCTGACCGATGATGATGGCGGTATGGTGATGGGTCGACGCTTCCGGCGCGCGGGACGGTCAACAGGATTAAAAGTAATGAGCCGTTTTTCCACCAGTAGGAAGAAAGCCGAACGAATCCACCGATGGCAGCCGGTGCGAACCGAATCGACGATATCGCGATGGCTAATATGGAGAATATTTTTTTCCAGTATCGGCCCGTCTACAGCGAGAAGATCATGACGGCATTTCGTATAAGACGATAGTCGTATGATATTTTTTTCTAGCTTTCCAGCCTGATAGCCAAGATAAAACAGAATTAACTTTCGGAAAGTCCAGGAAGGGTCTATTCCGGTCCAGCTGGCGGTTCGACAATCCAGCTCGATATTCTGTTTTTGCCAGAAAAGATGTGCGGCATCATCAATATTCTTAAAGATGCGGCGGCGCCCATGACCGGATTTTTCATCCTTCCAGTGGACGTAATATTTTGATTGTCCATTGGCATCAGTGGATTCTTTTATCGAAGCCATACTGAACAATCCTCACTCAAAAAACATTATCGAAGCCACTCGCCGAATGGACTTGATAATGCTAATAAAAAGGTCTCGAAAGCTATTCTTGTGTGCTCCCAATCATGCTATGCCGTTGCCCCCCCTCATCATATGAAAAGGTTCATGATACATTATGCTTTTAACAGCTGAGGTGATCACAATGTCTGAACTCGAAAATAGAGTTATTGAACTTGAAACAGAAAATGAAGAGTTGAAGTTGGAAATTCAAGCTTTGCGAATTGCTGTGGTAACCATGTCCGCTATAGTAAACGAGGGTATCGGCAAATCTGCTGGCTTAATGGGTAACACCATTGACGAAAGTATGATTTTCGATGAAGACATTCACGAGAATGAGGAGTGGTTCAACAAATTGAAATCAAAAGTAGTTTACCTGTTAGGCAAAAGAGAGTAGTTACTCTTATTTTGATCTTTTGAATAAAATCGTCGCCAGCAATGATTGGCGGCGAAACTATCTTAAATCTATTGCCTTTCATTCTCAATTTTGCGTATTCCAGCCAGCTGGTTATTCGCTTTTTCGATAGTGGCCAGCAGCGGCTTGATCCAGAGAACAGCCTGGCAATACGTCAGCGCGCTGGTGGTAGTGGCGCTATCACCGGCTGCGTCAGCGTCCCCGGAATCGGTGTGCACTGCGCTGGCACGTAAACTGTTCGCGTAGCTGAGCAGCCCACCAGCGACATCAGCAGGAACAGGCAGATCACAGGTTTTTTCACGGCGGAGGATCTCCCGATACTCGATAACGGTTTTATCGGAGCTGGCATCAATCAGCGAGTTTAGTCGGCTGGCGTTTTCGGCAACCTGGTTAAACCGGTTGAAGTTGAAAGCCTGAGCAGCGATAACCGTCCCCTGCAGGGCGTTGTCACTGCGCAGAACGCCGTTATCACTCTTCAGCGTAGCTACGTCAGAGCGGCTGTTTGCCAGCAGGACACTCAGCACGGCGACTACTGCAATGACGGCCACCAGCAGTATCAGACGCCATGAGGCTTTGATATCGGCTATGGTGATCATTTCAGACCGTCCAGACAGAGAGCTTCCTCTTTACCTGCGCGAGTAACCAACCCAGGAAGAACCCGGCCGCCACCGTAAACCCAGCGAGGAAATTGGTAGCACGCCGCCTTAAGGTCACCTTTTCGGAACAGGGAGAACATTGTCGAGCTCCGCATATTGCCGCACCCAGCACGGAACGTGACCGATACTACAGCGCTGAAAGTATCATCAGACAGATTTCTTCCGTTGGCGTACCGGTTAACACAGGATTCAGCATCGAGGATATTTTTTTCCCATTCCGCCGCGATCTGCTGGTCGTTTTTAACTGTGCCGGGTTTAACCCCGTGGGTGTTGCCCATGCCATCAGTGAGCACACCAGCCGGGCAAATATAAGGATCTCGACGACATGATTCCGCGTTGCCGATGAGTTCAAGGCCGCGCTCATTGGTCCGAACATTTCCAGCGTTGAGCACTATTGCGATAATCGTAGCTACCGAGCAAACAATTCCGGCTGCTCCACTTTTCTTACTCAGTTTCAACTGTGCCACTAGAAATTCTCCGCATAGCCTCCGTTACCACCTCGGCGGTAGCCGGACGATCGGAGTGTGGTTTTTTACCTACATCTGATAAGTAGTTCGCCAGCAGTTGGGTTCTTTTCCTTTCCTCTGCCATGCGCTCACGCTCTTCTTTGCGCTTTGCGTAGTAGGTTTTTATCGTGAAAAATGCCGATACAAGGGCACCGATAATAAATACGTAATCTTGTAGGCTGAGCAAAGAGAACACCCCTAAAGCAGCCGACCACCAATACGGTAAGTCGTGTCCATTTGTTGGGTTCATACGTTGCATTCCACACCTCCGGGTTCGGGGTGCTGTGTGATGAAAAAAGAAAATATCTTGTTGAAAACTTACAGCAGAGCGTTTGATAAAGCCTCTTCGAGGCCGAGACGCCGGAAGCACTTAAGCGCTGTCTGGCGGCTACTGTTGATGATATTCACCTTACCGGCCAGCGCTCTGGCGGTATTGGCAAACTCCCCGCGCCATCGCGTGACACTCTCTGCTGTAGGGTTATCCAGCCCGACGTGATCACCATGCCAGTGACTGCCGCCATTAATGGAGCAGTCAAACCCTAACAGGATGATGTTTTTCGCCCCCAGGCTGGCAGCAAACAGAATCGAGCGCTGCCCGGAGTTGAAGGCCCACCGGGTATCTGTATCAAACAGATTTAGCCCATAGCGTTTATGAGCCCGGTAATTACAGGTCCAGCGAGAGGCGGAGGACGGAAGAACATCGATGTTTGCATCCCACCAGCGCAGATCACCCGCGTAAATGTATTCACAATCAGGCACGGCTCGCCAGGTGGAGTTAACAGCAATAACCGGCAGCCCCGATCCGGAGATCAGTTCGCAATCTGATTTATTGAGAGACGGGCCGGATGCACAAATGATGAATGTATTCATTCGCGGCGACCAAATTTAGGCATAAAAAAACCCGCTCGGAGGCGGGTTTGATTTCGTGCAGGCGCAATAACCTACGATTTGAAGCATACACGACAAGTTCGGACAAAATCAAGCTTAATGTGGCTAATGTGCTAAATTTTGTTCACATCATCACGAAAGCTCGTTGCGTCCTGAAACGCCGAGTCTGCTTTTTGTTCTTCTCTGTAGCAGACGTCGACAAGCCCCTCCAGAAACGGTTTCCAGTTACGGGTCCACGTTCTGACGTGCAGATCCGGGACTCGCTTCAGTATCGCTTTATAGGCTGCAGTAGACGGCACTCCAGAAAATCCATTTCCGCTGCAGCGCTCGCAGGTTTTGAACACCGGCGCACCGCGCTCACTTGTGGCTTTGCGGTCGAGCACCTCACCTTTGCCACCGCAACGGCATCGGGCCAACAGCTCACCTTTGCCGTTACATGCCGCGCATTTACGCTTGACCAGTTCGTGCTTGATTTTCGGCGGGACGATTTCCATTCCGTCAGAGTTGAAGACTCCAGGATGTTTGATCACATCCTCATACTGAGAGGTTAATCCGCTGCCGCTGCAGCTGTGACACGTCACGCTGGTTTCCGCTGAACGGGAGTATTCGGCAAAGGCGAATTGTGCGAGCACCAGCATGCACCAGCCAAACTCGCCTGCTGCTGCTTTACGTACATTCCTGGGCGCTGATTCCATTGCATGACGTGCCAGAGCCTGTACAGCCAGCTGCTCATCACTTTTGCTGATCCCGGTCTTACCAAAGAAGGCAGCCAGACCAAACCGCGCTCGGCTGCTGGTGGTGCCAATCGCCGCCATTACGTCTGTTCCTGTAAGGCGGTCCGGAGAGGTTCCTTTTACGTCGTCGCTGATGTGCATACCCTGAGGGCTAAAGTGTTTTAGTGATGCTTCAAGTTCCATATCTCAAACCCTCGTTACGTTGCCTGCTTCCCACTCGAGATCAAGCTCGCTTTGCGGCTTACCGACCAGGTAGTTAAATGGTTTTTTCTCGCCTTCCAGGAACTGGTGAGAGCGAGAGTCGAAATTAGCTCCGATGTCACCGATCCACCCTTCCCCTTCTCGTTGCTTCAACAAACGAATCATTGAGGCTGGAAGATTGATTGCGGCCTGTTCGTCTTTGTCGAGGCTCTCATAACCCATACGATCCGCTTTTCTCTGCGCCAGCTCGCGTGGAATGTTGCGCCAGACGGCCATCACGTTGTCGGGCATATCCGTTAAAGCACCGGTGCCTTTTACATCCATCTTTCCGGTTGGAGCGGAGTCGTTTGTTTTTCTGGCGTGGGTAACCAGCAGAACGTGACAGTTATGCTCGTTCTTGAAGTCGCACAGCGTATCGATGAAGTCCTTCTGACCTGTGTAGTCTTCTTCGTCTAACCCACATTTAGCCAGGTTATCTATGACGAACAGCTCAATGCCATAGCGACGCCGGGCATAGGCAAAAATCTCAAGCAACCGGTCTGCTTTGGCCGTTCCGGTAAGTTTGAATACCCAAAGGCGGTCAGAAAACCATTCGTTGGTCATAATGATTTCTTCACGTTTCGGTGAGGAAGTGCAGATGGTTTGCCGCGTGAGTCGGGCAAGCATTTTGCCTGGTTTAAGCTCCAGAGAAGCAATACAGGTCCTGACCCCCTGACTCATCGCATCAATCGCGATATGTCCAACGAGCTCTGTTTTGCCATGCCCATTCACGCCATTGACGAGGGTCAGCTCACCGGCACGGAACTTAAAGTTGTTGTTCAGCGAAGCCCATGGGCTTGTAAACAGGCCAGTATCCCGATGTTCGAATGCCTCAATAGTTTCCTGAAGCAAATCCCCTGCTGAGCAAAGCTCATCGGGATCGAAGAATTTAGCGCGCTCCATGTATTCCAGAATGGATTCGCTGTCCATGCCGTTCATCAGGCAATCGTTGATATCTTTGTGCGGAAGTTCAACCATGCGGCAACGATGTTCACCAAGACGTCTGGCGATTTCTTTTGCAGCTTCACGTCCTACATCGTCGTTGTCCAGGCACAGCCAGATTTCCTGGAAGCGATCGAGGTTGTGATACTCGTATTCAATCCACTGCTGTTTGGCACCCTTACCGCCGCCAAAGGGAACAGACAGGGCATCATAACCGAGCTGCGTGAAGGTCATGCAGTCAATCTCACCCTCGCACAGCACTACCAGACGGGTGTTTTTATCCAGCGCCTGCCAGCCAAACAGACATGGTTCACAATCAGCTTCAGCCATGATCAGCTTTTTGCCGTTTGGCCTTTCGGTACCAATACGTTTTACCTGCAGTAGTTCGCCGTTCCGGATGTACGGGAATGCCACGGCAGACACCTCTCGGTTTTCTTCGTGGTACCAGACCACCGCGTCTGTCACTTTAAAACGATCGGCTGTTTCACGGGTAATACCACGCGAAGCAAGGTAGTCGTAGCATTTGCTGGCCGATTTAACGCCCTTCTTCGTCGGGCGAGAGAACGTTTTTTTCTTCGCTTCGAAGTGGTGATCGTCGTCTTTCAGGCCAAGAAACTCTTTCGCCTCTCGCATTGCATCGTGCAGCTGGCAATTACGCACCAGCACCCAGAGATCAAGCAGGTCACCGCTGTCACCGCTGGCAAAGTCAGCCCATGACTTTTTACCGCCGATATTGACCTTGAGGCTTTTGCCTGAGTCACCGTTCGTATTGCCAGCGCACCACTCTTTCCCCTCCAGATGTCCTTTCGGAAGGAGAAATTTAGCGACGCGCTCGGCGTTATCCCATAGTTTTTCTGAAAGTTCAGCAGGGGTCATCAGACACTCCGTAAATCAAATTTGATAAAGCACCACGTCACGAATCCCTCGCGCAGAAAGCCACAGTTATAACCAGCAACCAATACACGCTTGAGGATTGTTTTCATGGGCGGTTAACTCCACGTTTCATGCGGTCAATTGCGGCCTGACTGATAAACACCTCAGCCGAACCGTCATTGGGTTTGGCGTACCAGGACGCTCCTGCCCCACCAACAGAGTTTGTGCCTGCAGATATCTGAGGGGACCCCTGTGGCTTTTCGTCGTTCCAGCGCTCACCGTTCAGGTATGAGGCTGGAAGGAGCTTGTCGAAGCCCATTTGCTGCGCCTTTGCTCGGACGCGGATATCTTCTGCCAGCATTACGGCGAAGCTATCCGGAGTACCTCGGTTTGTTTTTTTCCATTCGCGGTATTTGGTTTTAAAGGCGGACCGGGCCTTGACCTTGGCATCCTTCCTCAAACCTGCGTCCCAAAAAATATTTTCGAAAGCGGCATCGATTGGATCAGGCTCTCCAGAACCCTCAGAGTCTGAATCAGGTTTTCCCTGTGCAGGTTGACCTTTCAACTCGTCAGATTTATCGCTATCGGTCCGATTCGTATCGGACAAATTAGTTTGTTCTTGTTCTTTCTCCTGCTCCTGTTCCTGCTCTTGGCTTGCATGCCCCTTCGAAGCCCCTTCATTTTCCTCCGGGATCTGAACCTCACTACTACGGGAAAAAGTCATATTGAATTGTTTGGAGTATTTCTCGTAAAACTCTGAAAGAAATAAGTTATCTGACACCTTGTTGTATTCGTTCTGCACCCCAGCACAACGTTTATCTCCTGGCTTTAGCGCCTCACCAATTTGATGCGTTGCCATTTCGATGACCCACACCATCTCAGAATGCTCGTCGTACTTACAAAACCCGGCTTTAATGGCGCTATTAAGCCCCTTCTTAGCCCCTTCCATGGTTAATCCAGTCTCATGTGACAGGAACGCAAGGGGCATGTAATAAAGACCGATCATATTGGCGTGCGGACTGGTAAGCAGGTACAACGCCACAAGCTGAGACTCTGGCCCAGCCTGACGCAGCTCTTTGCCTGTTCTGCCAATCCAGAAGTGAGGAGACACCTTTCCGTAATCACGCATTTTGCGCCTCCGAGACCTTCGTAAAATATTGTTGGAACTTCCAGACAGGCTGCATGCATTCATGCGGATAATTCTGCCTGGTGAAGTACACCTGCTGTTTATCTCGATTCCAGCCGGTGACATGCACAATCACACCGCGCTGATCGCGATAATCGATATCCAATGGCTTAACTTGGTTTTCGGTAGTGATCGAGTGCGACATGTCATCCCCCCGAGGCTGGAGGAAAAATATCTTCAATGGACAATTTTTTCCCATTTTTGCTTAATGCCTCTACCAACTGATGGCATGTTTTAATATCAGGAGTTCGCCTACCAGTTTCGTAATGACCAATAGAACTAATCGTTTGACCAATTTCATCAGCCAACCCCTTCTGGGTAAGATGAAGCGACTGTCTTAATTTTCTAAGGTTGTTCATGATTCCTCCTTGCAGGAGAATCAAATGTACATTATGTAGTTTACACAATCAAACAAATTGTACATATTGTGCATTGAGGAAAACTACACAAGGTGTATCATTTAGGTCATGAAAAAACACTGGAACGAACTGGCAAAAACCAGACTAGCTGCGCTTGGTATGACACAAGCAGAACTCTCTGAGAGGATGGGTGTAACTCAGGGTGCGATGGGGCATTGGCTCAATGGTCGGAGAAGTCCATCATTAGCAGAAATTGGAGCCATATTTCAAATACTCGGAATATCTGGCGCCTCTATAAATCCAGATGGGACGTTTACTGTCGCTGAAGATCTAACCCTGCCACCGGTAAAGCAGCAGTATGAGTACCCGCTTTTCACAACCGTGCAAGCTGGTCAATTTACCGACGTAGGGACTTTTACCGAGCGTGATGCACTACAGTGGATTCCTACCACAAGTAAAGCTGGGCCGGACTCGTTTTGGCTTGAGGTAAGCGGGCATTCCATGACAGCTCCGCCAGGAACCAGACCAAGCTTTCCAGAGGGTATGCTGATTCTAGTGGATCCATCAGAGGATGTTGAGCCAGGAGACTTTTGTGTTGCTGGCATCCATAATGATTCGGAGGTGACTTTTAAACGTTTCGTTCGAGAAGATGGACAGCCGTGGCTGGAACCACTAAACCCAAACCCTAGATATCAAAGCATCCCTTGCAACGAGAACTGCAGGATCATTGGCAGGGTAGTTAAAGCCCAATGGCCAGAAGATACTTTCGATTAACCCACTTTTCCTACTGAAGACCGCAATTGATGCGGTCTTTTTTTTGCTCTACAGCTAACTCACATACACCATGTAATTTATTTTCTCTTAATATTCATACACTTTGTACAATTTAAGAAAAATAATGTACATTACGTATAGACACCTCCATGTACGTTTTGTAGTATTCATTCAACGGCAAATAACGGAGCCATGAAATGAATATAGAAACGCTTATATCAGAAAACGGTAAGATCCATCAATTAGCCATGGATATTGATCGTGTCATAAACACACTCGAATACGCAGAATCAGATCCTGATGTTGCTTACAAGCCTGCAGCACTCATTAAAATTTGCATAAATCAACTTAAACAAAACCTCTCCACGTTAAACAATGATATTGGGTATGACTGGCCGGAGAACAAATAATGAATAACGAAACAGTGAGCTTGAATAAGGAAGAAACCAGCAAAACGATTCTAAGCTGGTCACATGATGTGCGGTGCTGTGAACGTTCGTTATGGATTCTTTTGGAACAAATGACCAGCATTGAAGAAGAAAGAGAACATGCTCTAATTACTTTAGTCGCCCAAACACTGGATAAACTAAACAAGAGCATCGCTGACTTCGACACCTATAAACTGTAAATAAAAAATCAATTAATAAACACCTTTTTGGGTGGGGAAAAACTCACCCTGAGGAAATGAAAATGCAAAACGCTATCGCAATTAATCAGCCAATTAAAACACCTCAAATGCTGTTCGGTTCAGACAATATTAACGACTTTGGTAACCGCGTTCAGAGCTGCAAGATGGAAGGAGACTCAATGCAACCAACCATCGAACCCTGTGAGGTAGTGGCTTTCGTTGATTGCGGTGGATATGCGCTTACCTCTGGCATTTATGTTTACACAATGGATGCTTTTGGTCGCCCATGCCTTTTCATTAAGAGAATCGAGCCATTAGCTGATGGCGCATTAAAAATCATCTCTGATAACCATCATTACGAAACTTTCACCCTTAACACCGATGAACAGAAAGAAATCAAAATTCATGTTCGGGTAGTCGCGTCTTTGGCTGTGAGGCGCTTCGTATGACTTTCATCATTGATAAATCGGCATATAGAACAGCATGCCTTTATGCGGCCTGCGGTTACGAGGTAATCGCTCGTCTTTATCTTAAAAAAGCATATGGACGTTAATTATGGGCGTATTTAAAAGACAGGATATTCAGGAAGTGAATATCAAAGCGGAGAAGTTGTCTGGCTTGTCGCAAACATTATTTGAATATCACGACAAGCTAGACAGATTTCAACTCAAAACGATATGCGCTCTGGTTTATGACCTCGCCGCTGAGATTCATGGATGGACCGAAAAAGAAGAAGAAATAGTAATGAGTTTGGAGGAGGAACAGCGCAATGGATAAATTAATCGAGACATATCGCCGCCGAATTGAAAACGCGGCCTTGGCGCGCCTCCATCGTAAGACTGGCGGAAACCTACTGATTATAAAGCTTCCAGATAACAAAATTGAAACCGTCGAAGTAAATGAGCACTTCATGAATCAGCTGTTATTACAGTTTGAAGGATTAACACGCGGTGGGCTTAGCAGATATGAGGGTGACGCTACTATCAAAACCGCATATCAAAATGCCATAGGAATTAATAAACACACCGAATATCTGACAGATTCTGGGAAATTAATTATCGACGAACTTCTGAACGAGGTTGTTGATTACGTGAAGTAGAAACATTTAAGCGGAGGAATTAACTGATGGCGGAAAATAACGACAACATCAAGCGGCTTGTCGCCAGGCTGAAAGATATCCACGAAAGGACAGGAATGAATTTCCCTGCATGGATGATGGATGAAAATCGCAGCGGAGACCACGAGCTTACTGCTGCCGAGCAGCACGAATGGGCTGAAATCATCTGTGAGTCCATGCGCGGAACTGTCGCCCTCCTCTACCTGATTGAATGTGAAAAGCGCTGGGGGCTGCGTGAGGGTGAGTATGTGTTCAGAAGTGAAGAGAGAGTATTAGGCCTTACAAGAGCGCTGATTGAGAACGTACTAATCAAGTACGTGGAAGAAGACCTTCTCCTGCACAAGCCAACAGAGCGCTATATGGCCGTGTTCCAGTTCTACTGGGCAAATGAGCAGCGCGTTCAAGCAGGTGAAGCGTCATGGTTTAACGAATTCCTGGATGGGATTTTTTTAGATGTCGCGCGCCGGTTGCGTGCCGGTGAAAAGCCTCCAGTAAAACCAATTTTGCATTAAGGAGAAACGAAAATGGCAATGAAAACTGAATTAGCACCAGTAGCGGCTCGCGACTTGCAGATCATCGAGTATCGCGGTCAACGCGTAGTGACCACTGAGCAGCTGGCGGCCGGATATGGTGCGACCGAGAAGATGATCAGTAATAACTATTCTCGTAACGAATCCCGCTTCGTTGAAGGTAAACACTACTTCAAGGTTGAGGGTGAAGAGCTGCGGGGGTTGAAGAACAGACCCTCTTTAAGTGGGTTAGTTGGAAAGAATGCCCGCTCTCTGATTTTGTGGACAGAACGTGGAGCGGCTAACCACGCAAAGATGCTGGAAACCGATCAGGCGTGGAATTACTTCAACGATCTTACTGAATTTTATTTCAGCTATCGGGAGGCAACTTCTCTGCCTGCCCCTGCTGAGCTTTCCAAGCTCGAAATCCTCAAAATGGCAATAGAGTCCGAAGAGGGCCGACTGGCAGAAAAAGAACGCGCAGATCACGCAGAAAGAACCAAAGCCCAGATCAGCCGCAAACGCGAAGCCTCAGCTCTCGGAAAGCTCAGCGCCGCAACACGACGCTGCCGGGATCTGGAAGAACAACTCGGTGAAAGCGAAAAACACGCAACCATTACCAAAGTAGAAAAGGCAACAGGTCGCAAAGGTGAATTTAAATTCGCCCCACTGCGTCGCTGGTGCCGCGATAAAGGCATTGAAGCCAAGAACGTTCCTGACGAACGCTACGGTAGCGTGAAGTCATGGCCTGCGGGTGCATGGCTGGCTGTTTATGGGATCGAACTCAAATCACTCTTCGGGGAGAAAAAATAATGCAGAAAGTTGACTACATCGTGACATTTATGGGGGATTACCCATGCGGCGGCCGCCATCCGCTTACAGTAAAAACGAAATCCGTTGATGTGTCAGATGCTATTTGTGCTGCAACTGAATCTATCGTTGACGACCGTATCAAGGCAACCAACTTGGTGCTGATCTCCGTTGTCCCTGATTCGTATCCTCCGGCCACAGACAATGTGAACAGCGACGGATTGCTCAAGCCCTGTCCCTTCTGCGGCAACCCAAACGTGAGCCTGGTCGAAACCCTGCCTGAAGATGGTGACGAAAATATGTACCTCGTTAACTGTGGCTGTTGCAACGCTTCCCAGTTGCCTGACAGCAAACAGCGAGCCATCCATGACTGGAACCAGCATGACATGGAGAGCAGCAGTGGAAATTAACGCATTCTTACCGGCTGGCTCTGTTGAGCTGGCCCACCAGCAAGCTCTGACATGGGTATGCGATGCGTATCTGTTTCATCTGGTCAGCCTGCATCGCCGTCCTGTGTATCGTCATGCGCATGGTGATATTTCGCTCAACCAGCCATCGCTTCAGGGATTCATCGATTCATATCTGGAAGACAAAGGCTGGGATATGGAAAAACGCCGTGCTCATTACATCAACATTCTGGACCTTATCAAATATATGCATCGTAGCAATTCTGACTTCATCGACTGGGGAACGTTGCCAACCCTGACCCCAAGGGGAATCCGATGGATGAATGCTTGTTTCTCAAGGCTTGGGGAAATGGTGAACAGTTATGGGGGATGGGAAGGATACAAGACTGCTGTTGAGGAAGGTGCTGAATGAAAAAAATCTGTGATCTGGTGCTAATTACCTTCGTGTTCTTCAGTGTCGCAGGCATGGGGGTTACAGCAGGTTTCTTCTGCTTTATCACCGTATGCAAACTTCTTTGGAGGATTGTTGGATGAAAGCTGAATCCATTGATGTTAACCAACTGGTCACAATAAACGACCACCTGCAGGCGCTGGTCACGGCTGAAGATGTCATTGCCAGTATCAGCTCGCAGCTTGAAAACGTGATCGACAACGAATACGGCTGGCGGCACAGGGCAAATGTAGCTCTGGTTAAGTGGCAGAACACACGGAAACGCATTACTGCCCGCCTGGCCGTACTGCGTCAACTGGAGCGAGAGAAAAATCTTGAGCGTCAAAAATCGCGGGACGCATTGCTCATCAGAGCCCTGAGAAATGAGGTGTCAGCTGAAGTTTTTCGCCGTTGCTGTGAGTCTGTGGAAAGGGAAATGGAGGTGTGTTGTGACTGAATCGAATCTGTTTGAGCTGGTTAAATTGATTAAATCCGCTGCCGGTGATCCATCGGCAATGACAGATGCTATCTGGGAGGCTGGTTATCGCCAGCCTGAACGGACTGCCGAGGAAGCCGCACAGATAACTATCGACACGTTCTTCTACTGCAACTCCTACGATATGCCCACGGAATTCTGGCCGCGCAATTATGACAGCGTTCTCCAGAATGAACTGATGAAAGCAGTTATCGGTGAGGATGGTGAGCTTGACGGCGCTGATGCGGCAACCATCGCTAAAAACGTAATCAGCGCGGGATTCAGCAAGGAGTCGGCCAATGGGTGAAATGGTTGACATAAACGACGAACTGGTTCGCTCAGTCGTCACCGTTGACGATGGCCGGGACTATACCGCCCAGCTGGTATGGAGGATGGGTAACCGCAGAGATATGCGTAATGGCGTTTCAGTACCGATCCCTCCAGCGCCAAAGGTTTCAGCAGTGCGAGTTGAAGCAAAGAGAAAGCCCCGGAAACGGGGTTATCGGGTAGTTCAGAAAGCGATTGGTTCAGTGTGAGGTGGAAGTATGAACAACGAAACAGACATTATCTCTGACGCCGATATTGAAAAGTTGACCGGTTATAAAATTCCTTCCAAGCAATGCGAAAGCTTGCGTGATGCCGGGATATTTTTTATAACCAGGCGCGATGGACGCCCTCGCACAACGTGGGCTCATTTCAACAATCCGCTTTCTCACCGACAGAAAGCTATTGATGCTAGCGGTCCTCAGCCTAACTTTGGAGCTCTTGACTAATGCCACGCGCACGTAAAAACAAAGACGATGCCTGGATGCCTCCGAGGGTTTACCTCGGACGTTCAGCCTATGAATATCACCCAAAAGGAGGCGGAAACATCCGCCTTTGTGATAAGACCTGTACACAGGCGCAGGTCTGGACAGCATGGGAAGCACTGATTAATGACAGGCCGGATGAATCAACACTTTCTGGACTGGTTGAAAAATTTTTCCAGTCGGGAGATTTTTTCGAACTGGCCGCCGAAACACAGAAGGATTACCGCAAATACTCCAAAAAGATAATCGATGTTTTCGGGCAGATGCAACCAGACAGCATTAAGCCTGAACACGTGCGTAAATACCTCGATAAGCGTGGCGTAAAGAGTCGCACCCAGGCCAACCGGGAAAAGGCTTTTATGTCACGCGTGTATCGCTGGGCTTATGAACGCGGGTATGCCAAGGGCAACCCCACAAAAGGCGTAAAGCAATTTAAAGAGACTGGTCGGGATCGCTACATCACGCACGAAGAGTACAACGCCTTATATAGCGTTTCGCCTGATGTCGTACGTGTCGCAATGGAGCTGGCCTATCTGTGCTGCGCACGTCAAAACGATGTACTTGAGATGAAGAAAAGCCAGCTTATGGCTGAAGGAATACTGATTAAGCAGAGCAAAACAGCAGTCGCGCAGATAAAAGCATGGTCAGATCGGTTGAAGGCAGCTATTGAACTTGCTAAAGCCCTCCCCCTCAACGCAGGGATGAGTAGCCTGTTTGTTCTTCATCAACCATCAGGCCACAAATACACTAGGGATGGCTTCAACAGCAGATGGAGAAAAGCCAAAGAAGAAGCCCGGGTTAAATACCCCCATTTGAGTTTTGACTTCACATTTCATGACCTGAAAGCGAAAGGTATCTCAGACCTGCAGGGGAACATTTACGAGAAACAGGCTATCTCAGGACACAAAAACGTGGAGCAAACAGCACGGTATGATCGCAAAATCGCAGTCGTTCCGGTCGTTGGTGGTCAATAAAATATTATGAAGTGATATTATGAAACAGCAGATTTCTGGCATAAAAAAACCACCTTTCGGTGGTTTATACGACACTGCTTATCATTGATTTTATTCTACTTTTCCCATGGTAGCCGGAGTGGGACTTGAACCCACACAGCGCGAACGCCGAGGGATTTTAAATCCCTTGTGTCTACCGATTCCACCATCCGGCCAGGGAAGAAAGTGGAGGCGCGTTCCGGAGTCGAACCGGACTAGACGGATTTGCAATCCGCTACATAACCGCTTTGCTAACGCGCCGTAAAACTTTTCAAACTGACACCCGCTGTTGCGCATGTCTTTAATCTGGAGCGGGAAACGAGACTCGAACTCGCGACCCCGACCTTGGCAAGGTCGTGCTCTACCAACTGAGCTATTCCCGCATGTCATCAAGTAAATGTCTAACCACTTGATTTCATTATCGTCCGGCTTGCTATGCCGCCGTTCGATGCGTTGCATTCTACTGATATGACGTTATGAGTCAACGTTATTTTTTGCATCCCCGGATCGTTTGCTGAAAATTACGGCGAAACGA